CAGCTCTACAGCGCGGCGCAGAGCAGGGACCAGGCGGGACTGCTGTTCTCACTGGCGGCGAAAATGGTGCGCATGTCGCCGACGCTGTCGCCGGTCGTGGGCATTCGCGACACGGCGAAGCAGCTCTACTGCCCGGAGCTCGGCACGCTGTACCGAGCTTTATCGGCCGAAGCGCCGACCGCGTTTGGCCTGTCGCCCGCCCTGTGCGTGCATGATGAGCTCGGCCAGGTGCGCGGGCCGCGCTCGACGCTGTATGAGGCGCTAGAGACGGCCGCCGGCGCACAGGACGAGCCGCTGTCGATCATCATTTCGACGCAGGCGCCGACTGACGGCGACTTGCTCTCGATCCTGATCGACGACGCGAAGACGGGTGCCGACCCGCAGACGGTGCTGTTTCTCTACACCGCAGATGAGGCGCTCGATCCGTTTTCGGACGAGGCGATTTGCCAGGCGAATCCGGCGCACGGCGATTTCCTGAATGCAGCCGAGGTGCGCAGCCAGGCGGAAGCGGCGCGGCGCATGCCAGCCCGCGAGGCGGCGTATCGCAACCTGGTGCTGAACCAGCGGGTGAACGTGTCCTCGCCGTTCATCGCGCGGGGCATCTGGGACGCGAATGCCGGGGCGGTGAACGAGCGTGCCTTCGCGGCTGGCGCCTGGATCGGGCTCGACCTCTCCGAGAAAGCCGACCTCACGGCGCTGGTGATGGTCGGCCAGGACGGTCGCGGTGCCTGGCACGTGAAGAGCGAATTCTTCGCGCCGGAGCGGGGCGTGCACGAGCGGGCGCACCGGGATCGCGTGCCGTATGACGTCTGGGCGGGACAGGGACACCTGACGCTGACGCCCGGCGCCTCGGTCGACTATGGGTGGGTGGCGCAGCATCTGGTCGAGCTCTGTGCGCGGTATCCGGTGAAAGGGATCGCCTTCGATCGCTGGCACATCAAGCTCCTGCAGGCCGAGCTCGGCAAGCTCGGCGCCTCGGTGCCGCTGGTGGAGCACGGGCAGGGTTTCCGGGACATGACGCCGGCGCTCGACGTGCTCGAGCACGAGCTGCTCGAGGAGAACGTGCGGCATGGCGCGCATCCAGTGTTGACGATGTGTGTGGCGAATGCGGTCGTCACGCGCGATGCGGCGGGCAACCGCAAGCTCGACAAGAGCAAGGCCACGGGCCGCATCGACGGTGCCGTGGCGCTTGCGATGGCGCTCGGTCAGGCGGCCGGTCAGGACTGCGAACGCAAATACCAGGTCTTCGTCGTAGGGTAAGCCAATGATGAATCGCGCTTATGCGCTCCTCGAGATCAAGCAGATTTCGAGCGATGCCGATTGCACGCAGATTGCCGGGATCGCGACCACGCCGACGGCCGATCGTATGGACGATGTCGTCGAGCCGCTGGGGGCGCGCTTCGCGCTGCCGATGCCCCTGCTGTGGCAGCACGACGCCAAGTCGCCGGTAGGGCTCGTGGAGTTCGCGCAGCCGACCGCAAAGGGTATCCCGTTTCGCGCCAGACTGCCGCACGTCAAGGAACCGGGTCGGCTCAAGGAGCGCGTGGATGAGGCGATCCACAGCTTGAAGTACCGGCTCGTCGGTGCCGTCTCGATCGGCTTCAAGGCGATCGACGGCGCCGTGGAGCGGCTCAAGAGCGGAGGCGTCCGCTTCAAGGAATGGGAGTGGCTCGAGCTGTCGCTCGTGACGATTCCCGCCAACGCCGAGGCCACCATTTCGACCGTCAAGGCCCTGGAAGCGCAGGCGACCGCGTCTGGTCACAAGCCTGTTTCTTCGGTGCGCCTGACTCCCACACTCGCCGGCGTCACGGCAACCACCATCCGGCCGGGAGGCCACCAGACGATGAACATTCAGGAACAGATCCGATCGCTCGAGGCGACGCACGCTTCGCTGATCGGCCAACAGACCGCGATCATGGACAAGGCGAGTGCCGAAGGGCGCACGCTCAACACGACCGAGCAGGACGCTTTCGACGCGCTCACACCGAGCGTCGACTCCGTGCTCGGCGATCTGAAGCGCCTGCGCAACATGGAGGCGAGCGTCCTCCCACAGGCGACGCCGGTCGCCGGCCAGTCACAGGGGCAGGCGCTGCAGGCGCGAGCCGGAGCGGTCATCACGGCCGGTCGGTCGCAGGTGCCGAAGGGTATCCCGTTCGTCCGCTACGCGATGGCGCTCGCGAATGGCCGGGGCTCGATCTCCGATGCACTCATGTTCGCGCGGCGTTGGAGGGACTCCACGCCCGAGGTGATCGCGGCGCTCGAGCAGAAGGTCGGCACTGCTGGCACGACGACCGATGCGGACTGGGCCGCGCCGCTCGCGTATCCGGCGCAACTGGCCTCGGACTTCGTCGAGCTGCTGCGCCCCGCGACGGTGATCGGGAAATTGAGCCTGCGTAACGTCCCGTTCAATGTGCGTATTGCACGCCAGACGGCCGGCTCCACGGTCGCGTGGGTCGGCGAGAGCCTGCCGAAGCCGCTCTCCGATCTCGCCTTCGACTACATCACGATGGGCTACACGAAGATCGCCGGTATCGTGGTGATCACCGACGAGCTCGCGCGTCTCTCCACGCCGTCGGCCGAGGCGACCGTTCGTCAGGACATGATCGCGCAGATCTCGCAGTACATGGACGAGCAGTTCCTGGATCCGGCGGTGACAGCCTCCGCAGGCGTGCGCCCGGCGTCCGTCACGAACGGTGCAGGGGGCGTGCCGGCGTCTGGCACGGACGCGGCGGCACTGCGCTGCGACCTGCGCGATCTGTACACCTCGTTCACCGCCGCAAACATCTCGGTGTCGGGTTCGGCGCTGGTGATGTCCGAGATCATGGCGACCTCCATCGGCATGATGGTGAACGCGCTCGGTCAGGCGGAGTTCAGCGGCCTGGGCGCTGGTGGCGGGACTCTCGCGGGCGTGCCGGTCGTGACCTCACAGTCATCGGTGCTCGATGACATGATCGTCCTGATAAAGCAGTCGGACGTGCTGCTGGCGGACGACGGTGGCGTCAGCGTCGATGTGAGCCGCGAGGCAACGCTCGATCTCGCTGGCGGTACGGCGCCGGCTTTCAGCCTCTGGCAGCGCAACTGCGTCGGCATCCGGGCCGAGCGGTGGGTCAACTGGCAGAAGGCGCGCTCTGCTGCGGTCAACTACATCAGCGGGGCCGACTACGGCTCTTGCGCCGGGCCTTGATCTTTGGCCTCTGGGGAGCGTCGGCAACGGCGCTCCCGTCTTCTACGGCAGGGGGATTTCCATGGTGCAACTGATCGCGCGGCATTCGTTCACCTACGGCGGCAAGCACGTTGCGGCCGGCGGCGAGTTCTCGGCCACCGAGCGCGATGCGGCGATCCTGTGCGCCATCAAGCGCGCCGAGCGTGCCGCAGTCCCGGCCGTCGAAGCGTCACCGGTGAAGCGCAAGCGCGGCCGTCCGCGCAAGGTGCTGGCCGAGACACCACAACCAGAGCCAGAGGAGTTGCCAGCGGAGGACGATGAGCCGGAGCCGCCGATCGAGGACGAGCAAGCACCGGCGTCTTCGCCGTCTGGCCGCAAAACCGGCACGCTGCACGCGAAGAAAAAGCGCAGGGGCACCTACAAGCGGCGCGACATGCGCGCGGAGTGACGATGCGCGTCCTTGGCTTCGACATCGTGGTGAAGCGCGTCCCGCGCGATGCACTGTCCCCGGTGTGGGGCAACTCGCAGGGCGGTTACGGCGGCTGGTATCCGTGGATCCGCGAGAGCTTTCCCGGCGCGTGGCAGCAGAACGTGACGGTCGACACACCATCGGTGCTCGCGTATCACGCGGTGTTCGCCTGCATCACGCTCATCTCGAGCGATGTCGGGAAGCTGCGGTACAAGCTCGTCGAGCTGGATGCCAACGGTATCTGGACGGAGACAGAGTCGGCGGCGTTCTCGCCGGTTCTGCGCCAGCCGAATAACTACCAGAACCACATCCAGTTCAAGGAATGGTGGCTCACCTCGAAACTGGCACGCGGCAATGCCTATGCGCTCAAGGGCCGCGATCAGCGCGGCGTGGTGACCTCCCTCTACCTGCTCGACCCGTGCCGCGTCTTTCCGCTGGTGGCGCCGTCGGGCGAGGTGTTCTACGAGCTGCGTGAGGACAACCTCGCGAATCTGCAAGAGGCCGTCACGGTGCCGGCCTCCGAGATCATCCACGACCGGATGAATTGCCTCTTCCATCCGCTCGTGGGCCTCTCGCCGATCTTTGCCTGCGGGATTGTCGCGACGCAGGGTCTTTCCATACAGAACAACTCGACGCTGTTCTTCCAGGGCATGAGCCGGCCGGGCGGCATCCTCACGGCTCCGGGGTCGATCTCGGATGCGACCGCAGCGCGCATCAAGGCGTATTGGGAGGAGAACTACTCGGGCGCGAATTTCGGCCGCACAGCGGTGCTCGGCGATGACCTCAAGTACCAGCCGCTCGCGATCACGGCGCAGGACGCGCAACTGATCGAGCAACTGAAGTACACCGCGGAAATGGTGTGCTCCGTTTTCCACGTCCCGCCGTTCAAGCTCGGTATCGGACAAATGCCGACCTACCAGAATGCGGAACTACTCAATTCGATCTACTACTCGGACTGCCTGCAGTCGCAGATCGAACAGATGGAAGCGTGCCTCGACGACGGGCTCGGCATTGGTCTGGGCCGACCGAAGGAAGGCCGAATCCTCGGCGTCGAGCTCGACGTGGCGTCACTTCTGCGCATGGATACCGCGACCGCGATCGACACGCTCGCCAAGGGCGTCGGCGGCGGCATCGTGGCGCCCAACGAGGCGCGCCAGCGGCTCGACCTGCCGCCGGTGCAGGGTGGCGATACACCCTACTTGCAGCAGCAGAACTACTCGCTCGAGGCGCTGGATGAGCGCGATCGGAATGCGCCATTTGCCAAACCCGCGACGCCGCCGGCCAACGACCCCGGTACGTCTCCTGCCGAAGATGATACCGGCGGCGTCGACGGG